TGCGGCTGAACCATCGTGTACGGGTTTGGGATGCCGAGATCCCCTGCCGGGGGTTGTGGAGGGCCCTGTGGGGGCCTGTGCGGCCCTGTGGGGGCCGTTCTCCACCCTGGAGGGTGGTAGTGCCCGGTTGCCTGGTCAGAGCCCTTAGAGGGGCTCTGGTGCTATGTTACTGAAGGGGGGTGTAAAGTAACCGACACCTACCTATATATTGAGGGCCTATGGGCCCGAAATAAAAAGATCTCTTTATAAAGAGCCGCCTGCTGGCGGCTCTAGAAGAGCGTCTGAAGACGCTCCCCCTTCGGGGGCCTTTGAGGGCCCCCTCAGGAACTAGATAAGCGAGCCTTCGGGGGCTCGCTAGATAGATGAGATCGCAATCGCGATCTCTTCCCCGCGCTTCAGCGCGGGTACGGGTAGAACCTGCAATCGCAGGTTCTCTAGCCCCGCCTTCAGGCGGGGCTTATAGGGGTGTTCGTTCAAAAATTGAAGGAGGAACGTGTTTAGCACTAGAACCTCCGACAATTGGAACGATCAACCGGGAAAGTTTGACGTTCTGAACCTCCGAATGAGGTTCGAATCGTCCAATCCGTATGGATTTCCTGATCTTGCTCCAACTGTGTTCGTTCCATCGTCTCTCGCGGCATGGAATATGCCGCGTCATCGTGATCACGCCGCCGAAACAGGCGGCGCATTGCACTTTTACCTTGACGATTACCGCTTTGAGACGGCTTGGTCGTCTCCAGAGAGGCTTCTCTCCCGCGTGACAGCAGTCGGGGCGGCATTAACGCCCGATTTCAGCGTGTGGAGGGACATCCCTCGAGCGACTCAGATCTGGAACACCTACCGCAGCCGGTGGTGCGGGGCTTATTGGCAGGCGCACGGGGTGAAAGTGATCCCGACCGTTGGCTGGGGGGCCCCTGACACCTACGACTTCTGCTTCGACGGGATCCCGCAGGGGACCGTCGTGTCTGTGTCCGACGTGGGCATGAAGAACAACGAGCTCGACAAGGAGCTTTTCAGGCTTGGTATGCGGGAGATGGTCGATCGGATCAACCCGCTGCGGATCCTGGCGTACGGGCGGCTCCGTTATTGCGACTCATTAGACCTCCCCCGCGTTGTGGAGTATCCGACGTATTGGGATAGACGTAGAAAGCAGATTTCAGAATGGGAAAACGAGGAGGAGCACTCGGAGGGGGCGGATCTGCCTCCGCAATCGAGAAGCAACTACAGAACCTTGTCAACAGCGGCAAGTACAACAACCACCCAGCCTTCGGCAATAACACCTCCGGTTCAGCCGGTGGTGGTGGAGGGTCTTCTTCAGGATCCAGCGGCACTGGTAACGCGTCAACTGGAGGCGTAAGCGGCGGCGGTGGGGGCGGGGGCTTCTCGAGCTCTTCAACCGGGCTGTCTTTCGACGGCTGGACTGCCGGTCAAAAGAAAATCTACAACGACATGCTCGCCAAAGGCGACAAAGCCGCTGCCAAAGCTTGGTACGAGGCCGTCACCAAGTCGGTGAAGGCGAACAAGCCGTCACCACCGCCCTCAGGATCATCCGGCAGCAAGCCCGGTAGCTTCGACACCTCCAAGGTGAACTTGCAACCCGGCACTAGCCATACACCTCTGCTGCCGCAGTCCAAGATGGCAGCCAAGCTGCCCGACGCACTGTTCGGTGACAGGACGGCTCCGCTCGGTTCTGCCGACAACCCGCACGTGTTCGACAACTCCAGCACGGCAACCTGGCAGACGTTCGGGGCTATGCACACGAACCAGTCCAAAGCCGCCTGGGACAGTCCAGCCGCGTGGCAGCACGCCTACGATTACACCGCAGGAACGTTCGAATACAACAGTAACTCTGCACCCGACGCAGGCTCCCCGATAGGCACGCCTGGTAAAGACAACAAATACACGTTGGGTCTGGATGAGGCGTTTCAGGACTCTGCGGTGAAGCCTTTTGAAGAGCACGTTGTTTTGGTAAGCTCGCAGGACATCATGTTCTTCGCAGGCGCGAACGGGATAAGCATCCCCGACATGAACAGCCCCGGCCAGAATAAGAACTTCGCTGCTAAAAAAAGCATGGACGTTGACGATATCGCCAACGACCTAGAAGGTCTAAAAGGCCAAGAGCTCATCTACACCAACTTCATGTCCACGGCGATCCCCGTAGATCAGACGTTCAACGAATACAGCAACAACATTCGTGTCCTGGTGAAGATGAAGCCCGGTCAAAAAGGGGTGTACGTCTCCGGTAACCCGACAAACGTGCTAGCTAACCCCACACTGAAGTCGAGCCCTATCTCTGCGTTCAACACAGGTGAGAAAGAGTTCATCCTTCCACGAAACCAGAAATACAAGATCGTCGCCGTGGAACCGCACACGCAAGGCATAGGAAAGTACGACTTAGACGTAGTCATCGAGATTGTGGAGCAGCCGAGTGTATAGACATACCACCCCCGTCCCGCTGAAGTTCTTCGCGGAGAACGATCCTGAGATCTCAGCCAAGATCACGCTGATCGACTTCGAGCGAGAAGTGGAGTCTGTGTGGGGCGACTACCCGGGCCACCGGGCAGGAGCAGGCCGCTACGCAGACCTGTCGTACGACGGCATCCCCGTAGGCAGGCTGTGGGAGTCTGCAACCGCTGTCGGGCTGCTGCACGTCCCATTCGACGGCAGCCGGGTGCAACGCCTGGAGTCGCTGGCCCAGCATTGGAACGCTGCGGCGGAAATCCGCAAAAGCTTCCACTTCCAGGTTCCAACGTCCGACGCGTTCGACGCTGTCCTCGCCCTGTTCGACCACGGGCCGGTGGAATACTCCGCCGACCTCAGGGTCATCAACTTCCCAGAAGTTGACGAGGAGTTCTACGTAGGACGCTACGACCCGGCTGACAGCAACATCTGGTGCGAGGAAATGCGGTAAACGGTGGGGTGGCAGACATCAACCCGCCGCCACCGACTCCCCAACAACTGGCGGTACATCCGGCAAGACGTACTGCGAGACGCAAACTACGTGTGCGAGCTACGCCTAGAAGGTGTGTGCGTCGGCACTGCGTCTGAGGTTGACCATATTCAGCGCGGTGACGATCACAGCCGCGCTAACTTGCAGGCCGTCTGTTGGCGTTGTCATGCAAAGAAATCTGCCCGGGAGGGCAATGCCCGTAAGCGGGAGTTGAGAGAGCTCAGGAAGCGTCAGCCGGAACGTCATCCTGGGGAACGTTGATTGCAGGCCGGGTGCCTGCCTTATGACCCAGGAGGTCAATTGTGGGTGTGCGCGGTCCTATACCAAAGCGCGATGAAGAGCGGGTCCGTAGGAATATCCCTGAGGATCCAACTGTAACTGTTCAGATGCCCGGTTTGGTGTCTATCCCCGAGTTGGGTGATATCAGCCATTTGGGTGAGACTCATCCGCTTGTTGTTGAGATGTATGAGGCGATGCAGTCTTCTGCGTCGGTGAAGTATTTCGAGCCGACTGATTGGCAGTTCGCTCGTTTGACGTTGTACACGCTTAACCAGGAGCTTATCGCCGCCCAACATAACGGGAAGCCGGTTGGGTCGATGAAGCTTACTGCAATCAACCAGATGCTCTCCGCGTTGCTGCTGACCGAGGGTGATCGTCGTCGCGCTCGTCTCGAGATTGAGAGGGCCCCTGCCGAGTCCGGTTCAGGGAAGGTCCTCGATGTGACCGACATGCTGCGGCAGCGGCTCGCTTCTAGCGGGGGCTGATGGTTCCCCCGGGAGGGTTGTAGCACTGCCGCTACCAGTGCTCCCCTCCTGGGGTTGACTTTATGGAAGGTGAATGATGGCCGTTATCGGTGTTGAGCTCGACCAGGATGAGCTTGTCCTGACTAAGGGCCGGGATTTCAAGTGGGCGTTCGTCAACTTGGACGCTTCTGGTGCCGCTCAGGCGTTTCCTGACGGGACTTTGTATTTCGAGTTGTATACGTCGCCTGGTGTGAAGGGTCAGATCGCGTACGACGCGGACTACCAGTACACGTGTATCGCTGATAACTCTTGGAAACGCTCACCTTTGAGCACTTGGTAATGAAAGGCAGGTAGATGGCTGACTATGTGACTCCAAAGCTGCCTAACCGTGTGATCGTGGTGACTAAAGACTGCGATCGGTCGATCGCTATTCGTCGGCGTGATCCGGTTACGCATGTTGAGGTCGATTGGGGCACCGATGTTGAGGTGTTCATCAAGGTTGATGTTGACCGCACCTCGCCTACCCGTGTGACTGGAACTGTGGATGGTTCGTTGGCGACGATCCGTATGGAGTCGTCGCTGTTGGATACGGTGAAGAACGGCACTACGTGGCGTGTGATCATGTCGCAGCCTGGAACTCCTCGTTATGAGTCTGCGGTGATGGTGGGCACGTTCGAGCGGAACGATGGCAAATGAGCGACATCACGTTCGAGGTTGCTGTCGAGTCTCCCGAGGTTGATGTTTCGGTTGTGGAGCCGGTTGTTGCGGCTCTGATTATCGGCTCTGTGGGCCCCGCTGGGGCCGCTGGCTCTGTCGGACCTGCGGGTCCGCAAGGTGTGAAAGGCGATACCGGCGCAGCCGGTCCTGCTGGGCCCACCGGAGCCACCGGCCCTGTTGGGCCCCAGGGCGATACGGGACCTGCTGGTCCTACCGGGGCGGATTCTACGGTTCCTGGGCCTCAGGGCCCGATCGGTTTGACGGGTCCTGCTGGGCCGCAAGGCATTCAGGGTGTGGCCGGTCCTATCGGGCCTACTGGTTTGACTGGCCCTGCCGGGGCTACGGGGCCTGCTGGCCCCACCGGGCTTAAGGGCGACACCGGATCTCAGGGCCCTCAGGGTTTGACGGGACCGGCTGGGGCTGTTGGCCCTGCTGGGCCTACGGGCCCTCAAGGGCCTAAGGGCGATACTGGTTTGACGGGCCTTCAGGGCCCTGCTGGTGTTCGTGGTTTCACTGGCTTGGATGGTGCTACCGGACCTGCGGGTCCTAAGGGTGACACAGGTGATACCGGCCCTGCGGGTCCTACCGGCCCCGCCGGGGCCACGGGTCCTGCTGGTGCGGACGGTGCGACAGGGCCTGTCGGTCCTACAGGTGCCACAGGCGCTGCTGGACCCAAAGGCGATACCGGGGACACAGGCCCTGCTGGGCCTACAGGGCCTACAGGGCCTGCGGGTGCTACCGGCGCTACAGGAGCGACCGGCCCCGCCGGGGCTACGACGATCGCGGGTATCTCCGGGCTTCAGGCCGCTTTGGATTCCAAAGCGGGACTTGGCAAAGAGGTCTTCACCGTCGATCGAACAGACGCGATCATCACGCTGGCAAGAAACATGACCGGGTCCGTCGCGTACGACTACGACGGTCGGGATTCCGGCGCGTTGTGTCTGACGTTTGTGTATCCGACTGTGAACCGGACGATTTCGAGCTTGACGTTCTACGAGCACGAGGCCGGTGGCACGGCCACGCTCGCACGTCTGGGCGTGTATTCGGTGGATGGCAGCGGCAACCTGACGTTGCTCGCTTCGACTACGAATGACACCGCGCTGGTTTCGTCTGGTTGGACCGATGTTACGAAGTCGCTGTCTTCGAGTGTCTCGCTGGTATCCGGCAACGTATATGCGTTCGGGATGCTGTTGGTGACATCGAACTCAATCGGCGGCGTGCGCGGATTCGGCGGTCACTTCGATGAGCTTGCCCAAGCGCCGAGGCTGACGGGCCGAGTGACTGGTAAGACCGATCTTCCTTCTTCCGTTGACTACTGGGATGTGTGGTCTTCCGGGGCTGCGATCTATTTCAAAGGCAGCTAATGGATGAGTACGCCCGTCAGGTATTGAAGGCAGGGCAGGATCTAGGTATCACCAAGCGCGGGATCATCATTGCGTTCGCGACGGTGTTCGTTGAGTCGAACTGGATCATGTATGCGAACGAGGCTGACCCCGAGTCGCTTTCGTTCCCGCACCAGGCGCTGTCGTATGACGCGAACTCAGTCGGGTTGTTTCAGCAGAGAGCGGAGTGGTGGGGGACCTGTGCGGATCGCATGGACCCCTACCGCTCTGCGGTGCTGTTCTTCAACAGCCTGAAGCGGTACGACTACGACAACCCCTCTAACTCACCTGGCTCATATGCACAGCGAGTCCAGGGCAGTGCGTTCCCTGACAGATATGACCAACACATTGAGGAAGCGCAGACGCTCTATGACCGTCTGACCGCTGGGTCCGCTAACCCGGAGGTAAGAGTGGAGAAGGTTCTTAATTATTCGCGGTCAGCTGTCGGAGAGTACGACGGTGTGGCGCAGCAGCGTTCGTGGGATTGTGGTCCCGCGTCGGCTCAGATCATTTTGCAGTCCGCTGGGGTGCTCAGGGATGAGCAGTATCTGATTGACCGGATCGGTACGACCGTGAACGGCACGAACCATGCCGGGTTGATCACCCCTATCCTGAACGAGCTCCTGCCAGGTTCTGGTTACACGTCTGTGTGGCTCCCTAAGGAGCCGGTGTCTAAGAATCAGGTCGAGACGCTGTGGAAGAACGTGGTCCGCAGCATCGACGCGGGGCGCGGGGTGATCCTCAACTTTGAGGCTCCCCCGAGCAACTTCCCTCGAGGTTCGAACGGTTCTACGTCTCCGACGTACAGCGGATGGAACACCATCTACCACTACGTGGCAGGTATGGGCTATGCGGTGGACGATAAGGGCGGTAGGCACATCTGGATCGCGGATCCAGGGTTCCGGCCTTACGGGTACTTCTGTTCGCTGGAGCAGGTCGCTACGTTGATCGTCCCGCACGCTTACGCGTTCGCGGCTGACGCTCCTATCCTGGCGGCTCCCCCGCCCCCGGCTCCCAAGCCCGATCCGGTTGCAGCGTTGAACGCCAAGGTGGACAAGCTGTCTGCCGCGTTGGCAACTCTGCTGGCTCTGATCGAGAAGTCCAATCCCGAGGTTCTTCGGGCTTACCTGGAGGCTACAAAATGACCCCTAAGATTCGCCAACTGCTGTATGTGTTCGGCGTTGTCGTGTTCGCCGGTCTGACGGTGCTGTCTACGTTCAAGATCATCGACCCTGACACTGCCGCGTCTGTTTCTGCGGCTGTCACGTCGGTGCTTGGCCTGTTCGGTGTTACAGGGTTCGGCGTTGCCGCCTACAACACCAACAAGCAGATCAACGATGGCACGTTCGACCCGACACCCGACGTGTCTCCTGCCGACAAGGTTGTCCAGGGGATCAACGAGGTGCTGGCTCAAGCAGAGTCGGCTAAGTCTGATGTTGAAAGAGTCAAGGATGCTGTCGCATCAGTCACGAAGGACATCCCCGTTTTGGGTCCTCTGGCTACGCAGGTTCTTGACCAACTGACGTGATGGAAGGAGGTGGGGCGAGAATGATTGAACTTGCCCCATCTCCCCCTCACATCGTCGGCCCGTCGTGGGCGAGGACGATTGACGGGGAGTGGCATCTCCCTGAGCTCACCCTGGGCTGGGGTGTGCTGAAGTGGATGAGTGAGTACGTGAACACCCCGGGTGGTCACGATGATCCGAAGCGTCTGCGGATGCTGATCGAGATGTCCGAGTGCGGCATCGAGGTCAACGAGAACATGTTTCTACCCACCGATGAACAGGTTCGGCTGTTGCTGTGGTGGTATGCGGTTGACCGCACGGGGCAGTATGTGTTCCGCGAGGGTGTCATCCGAAGGCTTAAGGGGTGGGGTAAGGACCCGTTCGCGGCGGCTATGTCGTTGGCGGAGTTGTGCGGTCCTGTGGCGTTCTCCCATTTCGATGAGGACGGCCAGCCGGTGGGCAGGCCGAGGCATATCGCGTGGATCACGGTGGCGGCTGTGTCGCAGGATCAGACGAAGAACACGTTCTCTCTGTTCCCTGTGATGATCTCGAAGAAGTTGAAGGCCGACTACGGCCTGGACGTGAACCGTTTCATCATCTACTCCGGTAACGGTGGCCGCATCGAAGCGGCCACCTCGTCTGCCGCATCGGTCGAAGGCAACCGCCCTACGTTCGTCATTCAGAACGAGACGCAGTGGTGGGGCCAGGGCCCTGACGGGAAGCTGAACGACGGTCACAGCATGGCGGCTGTGATCGAAGGCAACATGACGAAGGTTGAGGGTGCTCGCACCCTGAGCATCTGTAACGCGCATGTGCCTGGCACTGAGACGGTCGCTGAGAAAGCGTATGTGGAGTGGCAGGACGTTCAGTCCGGTAAGTCTGTCGATACCGGCATGATGTATGACGCGCTCGAAGCCCCTGCCGATACTCCGGTGTCGGAGATCCCTTCTGAGAAGGAAGATCCGGTCGGTTTCGCAGAGGGCATCGAGAAGCTGAAAGAGGGCTTGAACGTCGCTCGCGGCGACTCTACGTGGCTTCCGATTGATGACATCGTTAAGTCGATCCTGTCTACGAAGAACTCGATCATCGAGTCTCGCCGTAAGTTCCTGAATCAGGTGAACGCGGCGGAAGATTCGTGGCTGTCTCCGCAGGAGTGGGATCGGATCGCTGTGCTGGATCCCGAGTTGAAGTTGCAGAAGGGTCAGAAGATCGCTTTGGGCTTTGACGGGTCTAAGTCGAATGACTGGACGGCCCTGGTGGCCTGCCGGATCGAGGACGGGATGTTGTTCTTGATCAAGGTGTGGGATCCGAACAAGTTCGGCGGCGAGGTGCCGCGTGAGGATGTGGATGCGACGGTCCATTCGATGTTCGCCTCGTATGACGTTGTGGCGTTCCGCGCTGACGTTAAGGAGTTCGAGGCGTACGTGGATCAGTGGTCCCGCACCTATAAGAAGAAGATGCGGGTGAATGCGTCTCCGAATAATCCGATCGCTTTCGATATGCGCGGCCAGCAGAAGCGGTTCGCGTTCGACTGTGAGCGGTTTGAAGATGCTGTGATCGAGCGGGAGGTTACCCACGACGGTAATCCTGTTCTGCGGCAGCATGTTCTGAACGCTAAGCGGCATCCGACTACGTATGACGCTATCGCTATCCGTAAGGCTACGAAGGACTCAGGTAAGAAGATCGACGCTGCCGTTTGTGCGGTGTTGGCTTTCGGTGCCAGACAGGACTATTTGATGAGCAAGAAGGCAAGGACTGGAAGGGTGGTGGCAGTTAGATAATGGCTAGTTCAAAAGCTGCTATGCCTGGGCAAGAAGAGAAGATTGATCCCGAGGTCGCTCGCGAGGAGATGATTTCGGCGTTTGAGGATTCCACTAAGAACCTCAAGTCGAACACCTCGTATTACGAGGCTGAGCGTCGGCCTGAGGCGATCGGTGTGACCGTTCCGGTTCAGATGCAGTCGCTGCTGGCGCACGTGGGTTATCCACGGCTGTATGTGGATTCGATCGCTGAACGTCAGTCTGTGGAGGGGTTCCGCTTGGGCGGGGCCGACCAGGCTGATGAGGAGTTGTGGTCGTGGTGGCAGGCGAACAACCTGGACATCGAGGCCCCGTTGGGCTATACGGATGCGTTCATTCACGGTCGCTCGTATATCACGATCTCTCAGCCTGACCCGCAGATCGACTTGGGCTGGGATCCGACGATCCCGATCATTCGTGTCGAGCCGCCTACGCGGATGTACGCGGAGATCGACCCCCGCGTGGGGAAGGTGTCTAAGGCTATTCGTGTCGCCTACAACTCTGAGGGCAACGAGATCCAGGCCGCAACGCTGTACACGATGAACGACACGTACGGCTGGTATAAAGCTGACGGCGAGTGGCAGCAGTGGTTCCAGTACACGCACGGCCTGATGGCTGTGCCTGTCGTGCCTCTGCCTAACCGGACCCGCCTGTCGGATCTGTACGGCACTACCGAGATCACTCCTGAGCTCCGCTCGATGACTGACGCAGCGGCACGTGTGCTGATGCTGATGCAGGCGACTGCCGAGTTGATGGGTGTGCCGCAGCGGTTGATTTTCGGCATCAAGCCGGAAGAGATCGGTGTGGATGCGGCGACTGGTCAGACGTTCTTTGACGCGTACCTGGCACGCATTCTGGCGTTCGAGGATGCTGACGGCAAGATCCAGCAGTTCTCTGCTGCGGAGCTTGGTAACTTCACGAACGCTCTGGATCAGATCGCGAAACAGGTTGCCGCTTATACAGGTTTGCCGCCGCAGTACCTTTCGACTGCTGCCGACAATCCGGCTTCTGCCGAGGCTATCCGCGCTGCGGAGTCGAGGCTCATCAAGAAGGTTGAGCGTAAGAACTCGATCTTTGGCGGTGCGTGGGAGGACGCTATGCGTCTCGCGTATCGGATGATGAAGGGCGGCGATGTGCCGCCTAACTATCAGCAGATGGAGACGGTGTGGCTGGATCCCTCGACTCCGACGTACGCCGCTAAGGCGGATGCTGCTGTGAAGCTGTACGGCAATGGCGTGGGTGTGATTCCCAAGGAGCAGGCTCGTATCGACATGGGCTATTCCATCACTGAGCGTGAGGATATGCGTGTGTGGGATGAGCAAGAGGCTGCGGCTGGTTTGGGGATGATGGGGACGATGTTCGCCACTGACCCGACTGGCTCTGGCACTCCTAAGCCTGTCACTGCTGGTGATGCTAAGCCGTCGTTGACGGCTAAGCCTGTCCCGGCGCAGGTTGTGCCTAAGGGTACTTCTCCCGCGCCTGCTAAGAAGTGACCCCTGAAGAGTATGCGGCATCCCAGGCTGCGCTAACGGCTGGGTTGGCCGCGTACGTTCAGCGGATTGCGAGTCTGTTCACTGGCCCTGTGCTTTCTACACGGCAGTGGCTGGACTTCCTTTCTATGTTGTTCCCTGAGGTTCAGCGGCGGTACTCCGAGAGTGCCGCCCTGGGCCGGGACTTCTATGACGCTCAACGTCGGAAGCATCATCCGTTTCTTCCCCGCAATGAGCGGTTGTTGAGTGAACTCGATTTCAAACAGTTCGTTGCGAACATGGAGCCGGGGCGTAAGGAGTTGTCGCAGGCCGACTCTCCTGCATACGCCCCTGCAAAGGTCGCTATGACGGCTGTGCGTGAGGTTGAGATGGCAGCACGCCGACAGATCATTGGCGCTGTCAAGAATGACCCAGAGCCTGTGTTGCAGGGCTGGGCGAGGGTGGCAACAGGGAGCGAAACATGCGCCTGGTGTCTGATGCTTATCTCTCGCGGCGCGGAGTTGAACCATAAGGGCAACTTCGGCTATTGGGAGGCCGCTTCGGCTGGCATCAACCTCGATGACGAGACGGTGATCGACCTCTGGAAGGAGTCCGGTCAGGATCTCGAGAAGTTCAGGGAAGAAACAGCGGATTACATCGAGGAGTGGCACACAGGGTGCGACTGCCTGGCGATCCCTGTGTTCGATGTGAACGACTGGCCCGGTAGGGCTCAGGCTAAGCGTGCGATGGAACTTTGGATTGACGCTAGCGGCGAGGCCAGCGACTTGATTGAAGCTGGTAAGGCTCGCACTAACAACAAGAACAAAGAGACGATCAACGCTTTACGTCGCCGGTTGTATGCCGGTGACATCTCTATGTCCAACTACGCATTCGCTGCGTAGTCCCGAACCCCTGGTGGGTTCACTACTAAATGCCCAGGAGGCGAATCACCATGTCCGACAACACCATTACTGAAGGCACCCCGGAAGCTGAGACTCAGGCAGTCGAGAAGCCGCTGGAACCGCAGCCGAAATTGTTCGATGAGGCGTACGTCAAGTCGCTTCGTGATGAGGCTGCTGCCGCCCGTGTGGCTAAGAAGGACGCTGTAGATGCGGCACTCGCTGCGGCTAACGAGGCCCATCAGGCTCAGTTGGCTGAGCGGGATACCGCTTACACCGAATTGCAGGGCGAACTGGAGAAGGCTCGCATCGAGCTCGAGAAGCTTTACATCTCGATTGATGCTGGCGTTCCCTCCGACAAGGTTCGTGCGTTCACTGCCCTGGTTCAGGGCTCTGATACGGAGTCGATCACGGCTTCCGCTCAGGCTGCGTACGAGCTCGCTGGTGGGTTCTCCACCAAGAGCCCTGCGTTCGACCCCACCCAAGGGTTCGGGGGGCGCGACCCGCTTCCCCTGAACGGTGACCCGATTCTCAACGCCATCAAAGCGGCTGTTGGGATTAAGTAACTCTCTAGGAGATAAATTATGAGTGCAGGAACTGCATTCGCTGTTAACCACCCTAAGATCGCCCAGACCGGCGATACCATGTTCCAGGGCTACCTGGAACCGGAGCAGGCGCAGGACTACTTCGCGGAAGCGGAGAAGCAGTCGATCGTTCAGCGGTATGCCCAGAAGATCCCGATGGGAACCACCGGCCAGAAGATCCCGCATTGGGTTGGCGATGTGAGTGCTCAGTGGATCGGTGAAGGCGACATGAAGCCGATCACCAAGGGCGACCTGACCTCGCAGACGATCGCACCGCACAAGATCGCTACGATCTTCGTGGCCTCTGCGGAAACCGTTCGTGCGAACCCGGCTAACTACCTGGGCACGATGCGTACCAAGGTTGCTACTGCGTTCGCGACTGCGTTCGATGAGGCCGCTCTGTACGGCACTGCGAGCCCGTTCCCGACCTACATCAACCAGACCACCAAGGTGGTTTCTCTGGCTGACCCGGGCGGCGCGGGTGTGTCGAACCTGACCGCTTACGATGCGCTGGGTGTGACTGGTCTGTCGCTTCTGGTGAACGCTGGCAAGAAGTGGACTGCCACCCTTCTGGATGACTCTGCGGAGCCGATCCTCAACGGTGCCAAGGACGCTTCTGGCCGTCCTCTGTTCATCGAGCCGACCTACACCGAGTCGGTCGGTATCGTGCGCGAGGGCCGCATCCTGGGCCGTCCGACGATCATCTCTGATCACGTCGCGAACGGAACCACGATCGGTTTCGCCGGTGACTTCACCCAGGCTGTCTGGGGCCAGGTCGGTGGTCTTTCCTTCGACGTGACCGACCAGGCGACCCTGAACCTGGGCACCGTTGGTTCGCCGAACTTCGTCTCGCTGTGGCAGCACAACTTGGTCGCAGTCCGTGTTGAGGCCGAGTACGCGTTCCACGTGAACGACCCGCAGGCGTTCGTTCGTCTGACCAACGTCGTTACCCCGTAGTCACTTTGGAGGGGGCCCTTCGGGGCCCCTTCCTTAGTGTCTGTTGAAAGGACACAATATGGCTCTACTCCGTAACGTGCTTAACGGCGGCGTTGCCGAGGTTGGCGATGAGTTCGCCCCGGCTCTGATCGAGTCCGGTCATTGGGTGGATGCGTCTGAGGCTCCGGTCAAGAAGACCCGCGCTCGCGCTAAGGCTGCCCCCGCAGACTCTGGGGAGTAATCATGGCGTACGCGTCTGCATACGATGTTGTGACGCTTTGGGCGAAAGAGCCTGAGCCTGAGGTGATGTCGCTGATCGAGCGTCGGCTGGAGCAGGTTGAGCGGATGATCCGCCGCCGCATCCCCGACCTCGATGCCAAGGTCAGTGCGTCGGATACGTTTGAGGCGGATCTGATCGACATCGAGGCTGACGTTGTACTCCGGTTGGTCCGTAACCCTGAGGGTTACATCTCTGAGACTGACGGCGTGTACACCTACCAGTTGGCTGCCGACCTGACGAATGGTCGGCTCCAGATCCTCGATGACGAGTGGACTGCTCTTGGTGTGTTCCGGTTGTCTCGTATGTCGGTGATCTCCCCGGCGTTTGTGATGCCGACATGATTATCGCACGGCCTACTGAGCAACTGCCTCTCGATCCTGAACCTCAGTCTTCGCGTAGGCAGGGCTATGGCGAGTATCCGGCTGCGTATCCGGCTGTGAGGCCGGAGAATATCGAGCCGTACAACTGTGATCACGATGCCGGTGTTTGTCGGTGCGTGCATGATTGGCGTATCCATTGGGGTAATCCTCCTAAGAGGACTGCGTCGAGAGCGACGTATATCCAATGAGCCTTCTTGATACAGGTGCCCGTTACCAAGATGTGGTGGTGTATCCAGAGGAGTTGGTGATCGACAGGGACGGCAACAAGAGAACCCGCCCTTCGACTACTGGCATTCCGGCTATCGCCCGTCTGCAAGTCGCGAACCAGTCTGGTACGTCGGCTCGTCGTGCGGAGCAGGACAACGAGGGGTTCGAGTCGGAGAAGGTGTATCGGATGCGGTTCCCGCGTTCGTTCACGCGTGATCATGGCGTTCTTGGGGCTCAGTCTCAGATCGAGTGGCGTGGGCAGCGTTGGGCTTTGTTTGGCGATGCGACTGTCTACGATTCGTCCCCGGCGTTGGCCCGGGTCGATTACACGATCAAGAGGTACTGATGGCTAAGGTGTACGCGAACGCGAATGGTGCTGCGGCACACCACAAGGACACGCACGCGGCTATTCTCCGCGAGGCGGCTTCGGTGGAGCTTCGGGCTCGCCAGAACCTGGCGCAGGCCCATGAGACGACTCGTATCTCCAATAAGGATTACTTCCCTGCGGAGATCGACTCTGAGGAGCTTGGCGTGGACCGCTTCGTCATCTTGCATGCGCCTAACGCTATGGCGTTGGAGTTCGGGCACGATCCTTCTGGCTTCTTCGACCCTGATGGTCCTTACCTGCCGGGTAACACGTCCCGACCCCCTGCCCCTTCGTACATCTTGACTAGGGCAGCACTAATTTAGGAGGACGCATGGCGAGCTTGCCTCGCGTACAACAGGTGGTTACTGCGCTCATGAGGGATGATCCCCGGCTTGACGGTGCTGAGATTACGACGTGGGTTCCCGATATTGATTATCGGGGGTTCCCTATCATCAACATCCGGCGTATCGGCGGCATCCGTAACCCTAAGGGTCCGAAAATTCATGTGTTGCCCGTCATTGAGATGACGGTGTTTCACGATGTGGGGTTGCTCGAGTGTGAGGAACTGTACGAGGAAGCTCTCGACGTTCTGTATGACGCTGTGTACAACCAGACTCTCACTCCCGCAGGTCATTTGACGACCATCTACGAAACGATGGGCGCGACTCAGTTCAGTTCCCTCTACCAAGACTCCTGGCGCGTCCAGGGGCTAATCCGGCTCGGCGTTCGCGGCCCGAGATCATAATCCGAAAGGAAAGCCAAAATGGCAGAAAATGACAATGCAGTATTGACTGCTGCGGTCGGCTACGTGTACGTCGCTCCTGTGGGGACTGCTGCACCGTCACCGGCCCAGCTTAAGGCCCTCAACCTGAACAACCCCGCTTCGTGGGTTGTGAACGGCTGGGAGAGCGTCGGGCACACCAGCCGTGGCACTCTTCCCGAGTTCGGCTTCGATGGTGGTTCCACCGAGGTTAAGGGTTCGTGGCAGAAGAAGAAGCTGCGTGAGGTTTCGACTGAGGATCCGGTTGACTTCGTCACCGTGGTTCTGCATCAGTTCGATGAGAACGCTCTGTCGCTGTACTACGGCGACAACAATTCGGCTACTCCCGGTGTGTTCGCCTATAAGGGCGGTCAG